ATCGTGGCCATGACCTGGGGGTTTTGCATTGCACCATGCCCGGCCCGCTGTCACGCCGGAGACATTCGGCGGATTTGTCATGTACGGATCAGACATTAGCCAGATGTCGCCCTGAATTGGCGGATTGGATTCGGAGTAAGGCCCTGCCTGGCTCGGCGTTAAGTCCTGCATCGCATAGATGCCATATTTCTGACCAACGCCGCCAATTTGCCCGCCAAGCACATGGCGAGAAATGCCCTGCTGCGTCGGCATGTAACCCGCGCCATTGGCGGGGCAGACATCCACGTCTAGCGTCCAGCCGTTCCATGATTTGCTGTAGTGAAAATACTCGGGCGGTACTTGGCCGAAACCAAGGGAATAGGCTGTTGGCGGTGAAGTGGTTTCTTCGAGACAGTGAATCACGTCAGATTGATGAGATTCTGTCCCCGGAAATGCAAGAGCGCCAGGGGTCCAAAGATACCCGCTACTTATTTCACGGCCTTTGCTTCCGGCGACGTGGACTGAGCCGAGGCCAACGCCCGTAACCATCGTTGCCTGTTCGATCGCTCTGACGCGCTGCCGGATGGTTTCGATTGGTGGTAGTCCTGCCATTTGGCCTAAAATCCCTCATAAACGCGCCAGGATCGGCGATCTATGACGGGGCTACATAAAGCCTCGCTCTGCCTAGATCGTCGAAAATAGGCTCTCTTGGATCGCTTCCTGCCTTGTGCCGGGTCGAAATCTGTGACCCATGCTTGCCAATTTTTGCCGTGTAGCCTCCGAAATCAGTTTTCGCCGCCTCACGCGGGCATAATCCAGGGCGGCTGGCAGATCGGTTTCTGGGAACAGAAAGCAAGCCTCGGCGTCACCTTCTTGCAGAATCCGCCACTCAGGGTGTTCTCTCTTGATCTTCTCTTTCCAGTGCGCGGTCAGGAGCGGAGCAAATCCCCTGACCTGTCTCCCATTCTCCATAAGAGCCAGAGCTAAATGTCCGGCGACATAGGGATCGTAAATGTGCGAATCGCCGCGTCTGCCCTGAATCACATATTCACCGTCGCCTTGGCGTTCCCACCGGACGCGATATTGTTCGGCTAATGCTTGCATGGATTCGGTGATTTTTTGCATCCTTGCCCTCCGATCAGATTTTGCAGTTACATACCAGTGACGGGATAGCCGGTCAATCTGAAACAGTATTCCTCCGCCTTGCCTTCTATGTCGGCGGCCAAGTTCTCCTCAAGCCAGCGCCTCTTGACGTAAACCGGCCCTTCGGCCAACTCAATCCACAGCGCCTCTGCCGGAATGATAGTAAAGTAGGGCCAGTCTGGATCGGGTATCGTTAGCATGGGTCAATCTTCCGCAATCTCTACCGCTGGCGGCGGCGTGCCCGAAAGATCAAAGAGCTCCGATAAGGATCGGACGTTGCTCGCCAAATCTGATAGCTCTTCCCGCAAATCCGCATTGCCCTCGCCGGTTACGAGCAACTTCCACATCCCTCGATTCGTGGGAAGTAGCTCGCCCGTGAGCGGGTATTCGCGTAGCCACTGTTCAACCATTGCCGTGTCGCGTTTGCCGTCGTCAACCAAGATCACTGTCCCCATTTTCACGTGCGGCCAGATTGCGCGCATAGCATTGCTCCGCGCTCCATTCCTTGATCCATAGTTGATCGGACCATCAATCAGGACAGTATCGAAGAGACCGATCAATCTGAGCTGATAGAATCCATCCGCGCCAAGTTGGGCGCACAAACAATGGACTCGCTTATTTTTGAATTCCTCTTGTGCCTTTGTCACAAAGGAAAGATCGTCATCTATCGTGACGACCTCAAGGCATTTTGTGAGAAGAGCTCTCGTGCCCTTTGCCGAACCTGTCCCAAATTCGAGCGCGCGACCGTGCGCATAACGTTCGACCATCTCAACGGCCAGCGGTTCAAGAGGATGATCGCCGATGTCATTCAGCGGAAGTCCCCGCAGCTCTTGCCTATACAGTCCGATTTTTTCGACCAGCTCCCAGTCTGCGCGCTTCTTGCAGAACCGGTGAAAATGCTCCTGTTCGGACTTGACTATAAGAGATTGTTCGGTTCCCGCGCCAGCTCTCCAGCCATGGCCAGACATGAGTGCAGGGCGAATGTAGCGATCAAACGTCTCAGGTATCGTCACGACCGCATAGGCGTGCCATGCGTTTTTAGCTACGCTAATTCCGCTTTGTGGCCGGTAGGGGAAATGGTTTCTTGAGGGCGAATCTTTGCAGTTGAATTCATGGCCGACCTGAACCGAGCTAAGAACTCGAATTGGAACGTCAGCCATGAATGCCCTCAATCCTATTCCACGCTCTTGCGAACCATACGCGCCTTCATAGTTGTTGATTCCGCCTAAACGCTCGATCAATGTGGAACGTGAAACAACGAAAGTCATCGCGGGGACATCTATCGGAATGATTTCGTTTGTCAGCTTTTCTGCGCGAACGGATTCAAAGAAACCACTGTATAGTCCGAGCGCTTTAGGATCGGGAATCAACAATTGACCGCTGAGGACGTAAGGTTGCCAAAATTGATCGTAGGCAATATGGCGAATGATCGGACAGACTATCGCCTGCAAATCCATCGCGCTTTCGATCAGCTCGATTGCACTCCCTGATACAAGGTTGTGGTGGCCGTCTGCAAACCAAAGACATTCAGCACGAGCGGCAAACATCGCTCGATTTTTGGAGCGATCACAGCCAATCCGCGTTTCATTCCGTAGGACTCTCACTTCCTCGCCCAGCTCTGAAGCTGACCCGTCGGTACTGGCGTCGTCAACAATGACGAATTCGTGTGGATAGTCGCCGAGCGCGTTGTGGAATTCACTTATTGTGCTTTTCAAACGAGGACCTTCCCCTGCGCTGTTGATGCACACCGATACTTTTGGTCGGGTATTCATAAGTGTTTTCCTCACTCTGTTCCCGTCGGCGGTGGCGGAGTTCCTGTGAGTGGCGGAAAGCTCGGCGTTGGTGTTGGTGTTGGCGTTGGAGTTGGCGTTGGTGTTGGTGTTGGCGTTGGAGTTGGCGTTGGAGTTGGCGTTGGAGTTGGCGTTGGAGTTGGCGTTGGAGTTGGCGTTGGAGTTGGCGTTGGCGGCGGCGGCGTTGGAGTAGGAGTTGGAGGCGGAGTTGGTGTTGGCGTCGGCCATCCAGGATATGTCCAGTAACCAGCGTCGGGCACAGTCCAATCGCTCGCACCATATTCATTGATCGCCCGTATCCGAAACCAAACCCATTCGCTATCCCAAGAAAGCTTTGCTAAATATCCGAAAGGCAAAATTTCCCACCATTGGCAAAAACCAAGCATAGGCCAATGTTCAGGAAAAAGTGGCTTACCTGGAGTAATCATCGCCAAAGAAAATTGCTCCAAATCCGGTGGCGGCAACGATCCCTCGTCTGGATAATCGGGAAAGAACAATCCTGTTCGTTGTGCGCAGATTTGAAATAGCGGGGCATCTTCCAAATCTTTCCAGAATCCGAAAATCCAATCAAAACCTTCAGTCGCCTCAAAGTTAAAAGGCATTGGCGGCGGGCTGCCGGGTGTAGGTGTTGGAATGGGAGTAGCTGTCGGCGTCGGCGTCGGCACGGGAAAAGATTCCTGTTCACTTCCGCCGATAACCGTTCGTGTGACATTGCCGCCGTTGCTTGCGAAGCTGACAGTCTCACTGTAAGTTCCAAGTGCGGTCGGCGCGAAACGGATGAGAACCTGCTGACTCTCTTGATTCGCCAAGCTGAACGAGTCGCCCGAAACTATGCTGAACGGCGCAGCTACGCTTGCCGTTCCAATCAGTGTTTGCTCGCCGATGTTTTTGACCGTGAACGCAAGCAACTCCAATGCCCCTCCAATGGGGACTGACCCAAAATCCACAGCGCCCGTAGGCGAAACGGAAATCATCGGCGGCTCTGGCACTTCTTTTGTCGGCCTCCCCGTCATCGGTTTTCGCATCACAGCGGCCTCAAGTGGCCTATTCATCGCCCACACACCCGACGTGTCCACGCGAAAATAAGCATTCGCAAACAATCCGGCATCAAACGCTGCCTTGAGCAAGTCATGTTCATCTTGAATCACAAGGCGGTCGGCGTTTAGAAAATAGTCATGGTTCACGGCGGGCCAGCCGATGACCAGCGGCGAGTCCCACCAGGGGTAAGCACTCGGCGGAAGGAACTGCGTTCCACAGCTCGGCTTTGCCCAACGCACATAGAATTTCTTACCTGCAAGCGCTGCGATTGTCGTGAACTCTATCGTATCGCCCGCTGCGACTTTGTCGTGAACGTCGCCGAATTTCCGGCAGTAGCTCAGCTCGTGCGGTGAAGCCAATCGCAAGTCGTCAGGCAGCTCTACAACGTTACCCGATCCTTTGAAATTCAAGATTGTCTCGCCGCCAGGTTCAGTCATGCAAAGCCGATGCCAGCCAGGGTAGCAGTCAATTCCCAGTTGGCCGTCCACGTAGCCGAGCACCACAAGCACTCTGCCTGTGTGGTTCTTTGATTCACCATAGGAATTGCAAGAGAGGGCGCCGAGGCGTTTGTAAGGCAGAGGCTTTGTGCGCGTGCGAGTGATTTTGAGTCCGTATTCTTCACCGCCGAGCGTCCACGAACCGACCTCGACCGCCCCCTTGGCGAATTCCGTCGTTCCGGCCTCAAATGGTTTGATCGCCGGAAAGAAGGTTTTTACGAAATTGCCGAGCGCGGGCACGCGACTAACGCGATTTTCCCCTTGCCAGCCCAATGCCGCCCGCGCCCGCCGATACCATTGCGCGCCGTAAGTTTTCACCCCCTTATATGTCGAGATGAACTGGCGAAGCAAATAGGCGCGATGAGCCGGAACAGGATCGCTCTCGGCATCCTCCAAAACGAAATCGGATTGCTTGTGTGGCCGCAATCCGTCCGCATAGATCGTGTCACTGAGAATCAACAAGCCGTAGCGATGGTCGTCATATCCTGTGGGGTTGCAGCCCGAACCGCAGATATGATAGATTGCGCCTCTGTGAATCCCTTGGATCGTGCCGTCGCCCGCCGTCTCTAACCAATTACCCAGACATCCATTGCCCGCCGTTTCTACAAATTCATGGTTGCCAGCAGCGCAATCATATCGCGCTCCGAGCAGGAGCATAATCGAAGGCGCGCAGATATGCACCCAGTATTGCGGCGAGCCTGGCGGATATGGCGTTACCGTGACCCAGTACTTGGCGGAATCAATCTCTGCGAGCACTTGCGGCGACGGCAGGTCAGGGTAGCCCCAGTCATAGTGGGAGCAGTTGCGGGCCAGTTGACATTTACCCGCAACGAAATTGGCGACGCCGGAAGCAACCGTGCGTGCCGCGCAATACCAATGATGCCCTTCAGGATCAACTCCGACACCTTGCACGCCCGCTCCCGTCGCGCCAATCCATTCGCTATAGTCACGGCGACAATTGCCGCAAAGCATCGAGCGCTGCGTCACGCGCCCGCTATGCGCTCCCTCTTGCACCGGCCAGTAAGTGATGCGAATCGCCGATGCTCCTTCAGTGAGATCGCTATCGGGGGTAAACCAAGTCCCTTCGGCTGTCGGAATGAAACCTCTCAGATAGAGTTTCGTCTGGTAGGGCGAGTTCGTGGTCTGCACCCTTGACCACCAATGTTTCTTGACGTAGTACACGCCTTCTATGTTTTCATATTCCGTCGCCCGCACGCTACTGGTAACATCTTCCCACGTCTCGCCAACTTTTCGCTCGACCTTCAGATTGCCTGCAATGTTCGTCTCATATCCCATTTCATACCACCGACCCGTTTCATGGTAGGTTGGCGTCTCATGCCACGAGACGGGCGCGGAAATCCTTACACCATCGGTCAATCCGTCATGGCCGCTGAGCAGCAATCCGCCATGAATGTCGAGCTCAGAGAATGGCGCAAGAATCTCGATCTTTCGTTTTCGACATGGCAGTCGTTCGTGCTCGAACAGCGCCGTATAGAGCGGGCGATATGGTTTGCTAAGCTCGACGTTAATATCCTTGCCAAGCTCGGGTGTCGTGCCAGGGGTATAGAACCGCGCGCCGCCAGAAGGTACGCCCGTCAGAATGTCGCTAATGTCGGCAGGGATGCGAATCTGAAAAACATAATAGGGCGCAGCCGTGTCGCCATAAAGAGGCGTCCAAAATCGCACATCCTCAATCAGCAGATAGAGACCCTTCGCTTCATAATTCGTTCCCGCATAGCACAGTCCCGCCGTCCAGTTCGGCGCGACAGGACCGACTGATTGCCCAAATTCATTCAGCATGTTTCGCGGATCGTGATATTGACCATCCCAGTAGCAGCAGAGCGTCAACCATTCACCATCCACGCCGACAAGATAAACATTCACCCAGATCGGCGCGCCGCCAGCAGGCAATCCGCCGACCGGCGCATAGAGACCGCTACCTACTCCGTTCAGTTCACAGATCAGCTTGTGCATCTTCCGAAATGTGTTGCGACTAAATAAGTGCACTTGCGGCGTCTGTGTTGTTTGCTGCATCTTATCTGGCACAACATGGCCGAGAGCCGTTTCCTCTTTCCAGCGGGCGGGGCAACCCACACAGGCGTCTGTGAAAACTGGTTTGTATTCATTCATGCCGACCGCAAGCGTCTGTTCCTCGATTCCCTCACGGCTATCGCGCGGTACGTTTGATTTGGAAGCGAGCTCAGAGAAAATCGTCGTGAGGTAGGATGCTTTGGGGTGTATCACTGTCAGGGCGCTCGAAGATCAAATGGGGTCGGTGAAACCTGCCGTGCTATAGCCGCCGTCGGTGTCGCTCGTGTGGCCGTGTGCGATTAGATCGCTACTACCGCCGCCTGTGCCACTTCTCAAAGTGCCAGGAAAACCGATGACGGTCCCACCGGGCAATCGCGCCATTGTCGCTCCGGCAACCCGCACCGGCATTGCCTGAGCAATTGCGCGGCGGAAACGATTTTCCGCCCGGCCACTCACGAGTGATTTGTCTGGCAACCTTTCAAATTCCATATTAAGCAGCTATCGGCGAGCCGTTGCGCCAAACCAATTCTAAGCGGCCAAAGTCGGCGCGCTCAAAAACCTCTTTCAATTCATCGTCAACCCATTCCTTCCAATGCCGCTGTTGATTGCCCTGAAGGAAAATCCGCCGCTCGAAGGCATAGCGCACGAGCCAACGGTCATATTCAACACCTTCAAAAATCAACGGATCGTTCTGCCGTATCGGACTTGCGCCGCGACAGAGCCATTTACCCGTCCCTTCGCCGTGAAAGAAATTGGAATTCGTGCGGTTAACGCACTCATTTACGCGAGTGCGTTGGCTAAAGTCATCCTCGCTATTCATTCCCCACATGTGACGTGGCTGCGCGTCAGACCAATGGCGCAGAGAACGATCAACCCAGAATCCGACGGCGCTTTCTGTGCGCTCGTAGAAAAACGTCTCGGTTACAATCGGTATCTGTAGTTCAATATTGGCGGAAAGAGGATTTCCGTCGCTATCAACTCGCGTTGTCACAATTCCAGGCGTTGCATCATACCAAAAATTCACATCTCCTGCCGAGCCGAGGCCGCCAGATTGCGGCGGGCCATAGATCGCTCGCCCGCGCCATTCGCAATTGCTCGTCCCCGCCTCTTCCAACTCAAGAGCCATATCAAGCTGAATCACACGAAGCTCTGGAAGCATCAGTGACCAGGGCTTGCCGAGAGGAAAAGCCGCCACTACCTCGGTCAAAAAAGCATCGGGATTTTTAGTACTGGCGTCAATAACTGCAAAAGGTATTTCGCCATGCCAGTTACCGTCGTACCAAAGGCGGCGGCCTGGGCTTGCGGGTGGTCTGAGTTCTCTAACGGCCATTATTCGGCAATCTCATATTGGTCTGATTGCGCGGTGTTGCCCTTCGCGGTGTTCTTGCGAATCGCGACCAGTTCTTCCAACTGCTTTTCTTCTGTCGTCTTTCGGGGTTCTGCAAATCTACCCCATTCTGCGCCGAGAAACTGAGGGCCGATGCGAGCCATCGTGCCATACGCACGTTGCGCTATGTCGGATAGGAACGACGGCATTTTTGTTATCCCCATTGTGCCTAGTGTGCGGCTGAGAAACTGCATCTCCTGGAGTTGTTCGTATGCCGCCATGAACTGCTTGATCTGCGTTTTTTGCCCTTCGATCCAATAGCGACCAGACTTGACCATATCTCTGCCAATGCCGCGTCCCTTGTTTACGAACATCGGCTGAGTCACGTCGTACCATCCGCTTTCCGGCGTGTACTTTGCGAACGTCTCTAGGAACTTGCTGAGCACGTCGCGGCGAGCAAAACTTATCTGTGTTGCTCTCTCTTGCTGTGACCGAATATCTTCTTCGGCAATCCTACGATTCAATTCTGCCCGGCGCCAAAAAGAAGCGAGTCCTTCTTCCTTTGCGGTTTTCGCCGCTAGTCGGCTGCGAGCATATTCTGTCTCTTGCACAGACGCTTCGGGTGCGCCAGTGAACGCACGTCCCATTGCCCCTATCGCGTATGCAGGAACTTTGGCAATCTTGAGCGCCACATCTACTAGACCAGATTGTTTTCCTGCTTCACCTATCGCTCGGAAAGCTTCTCTATATTCAACACCAACAGAGCGAACGCGAGTTCTCAGAAGTTCTTGAACCTTGTTAAGATCGCCAGCTATTTTGGTACTTCGTTCCATCAGCGCAGCATAGGTAGCTAAGGCTTTCTGTGTTTCGTTTAGCTCGCTTCCGGTTGCGGCAAGACCAAGCCGATATGCCGTCTCTTTTACATTCGTCTCATCAAGCCTAATTCCGAACTGCCTGAGTGCTCTTGCGCGTCCCGCTAGAGCCGACAACAATGCACCATAAACTTCTTCTGGGCGAGCTCCGCTAACCGCAGAAAGCTTGTATTGAAGTTCGATCAGCCCTTTTGACATATCTAAAGCAGCTTTTTCGCCGATGCCGAATTGATCGAACAATAGCTTGAAAACGGCGACGTTCTGCATAATGTCCTCGTTTTCACGCGCCACCGTCTGTGCTAATCTATCAGCCCATTGTTGGGCAGCTTCAGATTGAGCACCCATTGCAGCAACGAACATACGCGATGCTTCCTCCGACTGCATAGATTCTTCTAGAGCCATTTTACCCATGCGATAAGCACCATAAATACCAAGCAACGGAGTAGCTATACGCATTGATGCCGCCACTGCACCACTAGCCATTCGCGCTGTTGTACTATTAGCTATTTGCATAGCTGTATTGCTAGCCGTTCGCGCAGCTACCATACCGACCCCTGCTCCTAATAATTCGGGAGGGATTGTAGCACCTTGCAGACTTGTCGCTCGAAACAACATCGCATTTCCATATTGCCCCAGAGAACCTCGGCTAATCATCCGACCAGTCACAGGGTCTCTCAGCGGTGTGTTGAGTGCCTGCCTCGCTTTTTCTGCGTGAGTCTTGACAGATTGCTCGAAGGCCGAACCATAAGCTTCGCCCGCCTGCTTTCCGGCTGCCGTTCCCATCGCACCGGCGCGTTTGAAATCAGACTCAAGCCGGTTCATGCGTCCGACCAATTCGACGTATGCCTCTGCTAGCTTCACGTCATTATCTCCGTCTGAGATTCATCAACCGCGCCCGATAGATCATCTCGGCTTCTTTGCCGCCCCGTCCCTCAACCACGTCACGAGCATAACAATACGTGTCGAGCAGTTCTGCCGCGAGCCGGAATGAAAGGCATTCGACAGTTTCCAAAGGCAAGCCAAAGAGATACGCGACTAGCTGGTATTGTCGCTCGACGACTGCCCACCAATCGAGGTAGGGTTTTCGTCATCTTTCGTATCCCCCTTGCGCGTCGGCGGGAACGATGCCTCGGTAAGCCGATTGAAATTCCCAGGAATGGCAAAAATCTCCGCTGCCTTTTCCCATGTCACATTTTTGTCATAATGACGAAGCGCCAGAAAAATCTGTTGAATCGCTCCCGCGACTGACGCCTCAGCTTCGATTTCATCTTTCCGCGTGATCGCAAGGGCCGAGGCGAGTATCTGAAGCTTGTCATCATCCATGATCGGATTTCGTGCTTGCCAAGCAAACGAACGCCGACAATGTGGACAGCTCACATTCTCTGGTCGCACTTCCCGTTTCAGCGCCTCAAGCGCCACCTGGTAGCGTTCCTGCATGACCCAGCGCCGTAGTTCTCGCGCCTCGGCCAATCCGAAAAGTTTGGCCTTAAGCTGCTTACCCTCGGAGTCGAGAAGAATCACAGGTTCGTCTGCCATTCACTTGCTCCTTTACGGAGGCGTTGGTGTCGGCGTCGCCACTGGCTCAATGATGATTTTCCCTTCGCTCAATAGCGTGGCAACAGTCATTGCATCTCCCCGCCTATCGGTCGTGTGCCGGGTAGATTGTAGCCGAAATGAACCTGCTATTCGTTTCCCCGCCGCGTCATCTGTCGCGTCTACCACGTAGAGATCGCCTTCTATGAAATCGGCATCAGTTGCATCGGCCATGCATGTAGCGGTCAAGTCCCATGACTGCTCGCCCTTTACGGTCGAACGATAGCCACCGTCGCCGAAAGTTCCCGCGGGCCGCAAATCCGCAGCAGCGGCAACTTCCCAGAGATAACAGTTCCCACCAAGCTCATCCTCGCCATGCAACAGACTGATAGTGCCAGCTACTCCACTGTATTTCGCCATTCTCGTTCACCCCTTTCTAAGGTGGCGTTGGTGTCGGCGTCGGTGTCGGCGTCGGCACAGGCGTTGCGCTCAATCTGATTTTGAAGTCTCTCTGCATCATCCACAAACCCTCGACAGTCGGTTCGGGTGAAGTCGGGTCTGAGTCGGCCATGACATGTAATGAATGAAATGACCACTTCGGCTCGGCTGTCGAAAGGCCGTCAATTTGGCCAGATGCGGGCAGTTGCCAAATCGCTGCAAAGAGCCGTTCACCCTCGACGCATGGCAGAACCGATGTAGTGCTGCGCTCGAAGAAATGGACAGTCATCGTATAGTTGCGAGTCTCAGAACCATCCATGAATCTCAGGTTCTCGCCGCTGCGCGGCGCGATTGTGAAAACTGCATAGCGAAGCGGGTTTGCCGCCGTGCCGAGAGTCTTTGAATCGGTTGAAAGGTTTTCTATGGCAACGGCCTTGCCGAGATAGAAACGGACTTGCCCGTCCTTATCTGTGCCGAGCCACGCGCAGAAATCATCTGCCGCCTTGATCTTTGCCATGATGCTTTCGATCAGCCATTGCATTAGGTCATTATCCTGTAGCGGCCAAGAATGGTTTCAAACTCGCCCAGGAGTTGACGGAGCGCGGGCATGTAGTGCGGACGTGGCAATAGGTTTCGAGGTGAATAACCAAGCTCCAAAGCGCGGTCATAAATCACATTCGATCCTATTCTTGCTCGCAGCGTCGCTCGATCAACTTCGTGGTCTATGTTCGCCCGCAATCCTTCCATTGGTCTGCGCGAATGCGGCGGCGTGTAGGGCGCGGAGGCAACAAACTGCGGCTTCCCAAACCCCTTTCGTTTTCGGGAACGAGAGCTCACCAAGGTCAAGCCTCGTGCCAGCCTATATCGCAACGGCGCTCGCTTCATGCTAGTTACTACGATATCCTCAAGCCGCGCTGCGGCATCTCTGATTGCAGACAAGAGCGCGCCTTCACATTGCCGCAAAGCACGCAGCCGCAAATTCTCGTTCGTATGCACCCCGAAACCCGGACTGAGTGTCGCCGCCATACTCTCACGCCTTCCGTATCAACATCTCAAGATGCTCGCCGTTGCCATCACTCGATTCGACAGGCAAGGCGTTTATTAGCCCGACGATAGAGTAGTATCCGGCGATTGAATCAGGTGTCATAATCTCCGCCATGCCGTCGAGCGCTAACGAAAGCAAGTTGCCGTCGCTATCTGTGAGCGGCAGATAGACCATGAGGTCTGCTCGCGTATCATGGCGCTCGTGCCAATCAATTTCTTCGGCGCTCAGTGGACGGGTGAAACATACGACCGTCGGCCCCTCCTCTAGCGTCCGCTCCTTGCCGCCCAGGTCATCATCGGCGCGGCTCAAGCCATGCAACCTGATTGTCTGGCCATGCTCCTGCATCAACCGCAATAGATCACCGTCGCACCTATAGGCCATTTATGCGCTCTCTCGCGTCGCCTTGTTTTCGAGAATCTGCGCCTCAGCCGCGTCGGTCAAAGCGATTTCAGCGCCGACGCCATAGGGTTCACTCGGCGCGGTAGCCTCAAGTTTGTCGGCCAAAGCATTCATTGCGGCCACGCGCCCCCGCGTGTCCTTGCTCCAAGTTGCGGCGCTCTGTGAAAGTTCCGATGCCGCCAATTTCGATGCTGCGGCCCGCAAGCACGTTGCAGCGGCCAGATATATGCTTTCACTTTCCTCGTAGGAGAAATTGATCTCCTCATCCATCACGCCATATATGTCGCCGGTGCCGTCAGCGTTAGCATCTTTATCGCCCATGAGGAAGCGGATTTGTTGAACGATTGTCAAAGCCACGTGTCAATCCCCAAAAAGTTTCTTTCCGAAATTCACAGCCGCACTTACCAAGGCGGCCAAGACAGTTCCTGCTATTGCCGCCGTTCGTTGCGCATTCCGGCGAATCGCGCCGATTTCGGATTCAACCGCCACAAGTCGCAATGGCAAACCTTCGGTCATCTCCCACAACATATCGAGCCGTGTATTCAGCCGTATCAATAAATCATGGTCGTTAAGCGATTGTCTGCGAAGTTCAGATTCGATTTCCGTCAACCTGAGCTGTGTTGTCTCATTCATTCTCTGAGCACCATGCAATCAATCATTAGTTGGAGTAGCCACAACCAAGCTCGCCGTTGTCGCCGCGTTTTTTATCGCCCTCGCCCAATTGCGCAAGTTCTGCCCCTGGGCAATTATCCGCAAGCCCTCATCGTCAACGGCATCAGCCGCAGCGCGAATGAACAGACGCTTCAACGCTGTGTTTGCCAAAACCCACAACCTTGCTGGCCCACCACTGTTCATCGCCACAAGCTGCGATTGCTGCCGCTTCACCATCTCGCTTGCACCAGAGGCGTTGATCACGGAAATCGTGAAAGACGTGCATCCCTGGGCGTCCCATCGCCACACGTGCGCAGCGGCATTTACGATCCCTTGCATGATCTGAATCGTCTCAGTCGTATCGCCTGTCAACTTCGTCGGCGCTGTACCGAGTGGCGGCTGCGCGAAAGACCGATTCAGAGGGCTGAGCAATACGGCTACAGCCAAGACGATCCTTTTCCAAAAGCGTGTCATCGTTTTCTACCCCCTTTATTGTCCACTCACCGTCCCATCGCGGAACTTGACAATCCATTGCCATGCCGGACGCGGCGCTTGCATAAGCGTCACTGTTGCACCTGCATTCAAGACCAATTCGGTGTAGTTCGTTCCCGCCATCCGAAATCTTGCAGACGCGCCGGCCTCTATCCGATTCGTCTGATCGCTTTGATTGCTTATCGTGAATTCGGCGCATACTGTGCCAGTAGTCTCGTGGTTGCGCGACCAGAGGGTCGCCATATCAGGCATCACGAAATCCACAGCGCTCGTTCCGGTTGTCAGCAACGTCTGGGATCGCCGCTCGACCGAGGCGCGAATTGAATAGGATGTATCGGACACAAATTGAGAGCGTGTGGAAAGCCGAGACATGCTCCACTCTCCAACTGCCGAACCCGTGGTCACGACCGGAGCTCCAGTCGTCGGGCGGCCCAAGAACGTAAATCTATCACTGGCAGTCCATAACGCAACTCTCCAGTTACCGCTATAGGGCCAATACGTCCCTGCCGAAACGCCCTCAAGTCCAGTCATATTCCGGCCAATCCAATCTCCATCGCCCGTCAGGTAAGCATTCGATTTGGCATAGATCAGGTGATCGCTCGACGTGAAGCCAGTCGTGCCCGAAACGTCGAGAGCGCGATCAACCTTCCCTGTCGTTCCGCTCGTTAGAATGACCAGGCCGCGCACTGCCTTGGTTGCAGCCCCAGCCGTTATCGTTGTTCCCCAGCCATCAGTGGTATTTAGCCCATTTACTTGCAAGCTTCTGACGGTCAACGTTCCCGTTCCTGTCATATTCCCAAAATTCGTCTGCGCGTATCCGTGCCAATCGTTGGCGGCATTCGTCTTTGCCGTATTGGTGAAACTGGTTTGCAAATCCGGCGAGTACAACGTCCCTGTCGTTTTCAGATTTCCAACGTTCAGCAAGTCCCGACCCACAAATGACCAATTCCCTGTCGGCAGCGCAGAACCATCGCGGCGCGTGTAGTTGAGCAAATCATCCTGTGTGACCGGCGGCGGCACATCAACCCAGACCGCTGCAAGGGATATGATACAAACCAGCGCGATCAGAATCAGACAAGTCATGCGTCGCATTGGAAACTCCTAGCGATACAGAATCGTTATGGGATAGATTGAACCTTGCGTTGAGCTTGTGATATAAACTCGCATCGGGCCGACTACGGAAGCAGGCGTGACGAAATTGATCCCTTCGATAGCGCTATTGCTACGGTCAGCCCCGTACCCCTTCAGCAAATCCAGACCTGCGCTATCCAATATCTGCAAGTCCCAGTTCACGTAACCTGTGTTAGCTGCTGTGCCGCTAGTTGCAACCGCCAAGAGCTGCGTCACAAAGAGAAGGTCTCTCGATCCCGCAAGATTTCGTATGGTAGCACTGGTTACACCTGCTGCTGAAACCGTCGCCCGTATGTCCAGGCGCTTAACCGTCTCTTCAACGCCTCGCAGCGGATCAACGTAAGGTCGCAACGTAGCATCCACATTTTCACTCTGACGCCAGATGCGCGTCGTAGTGACCGTCCCTATCGTTTCTGCAAGCGCCAAAAAAGTTCCTAGCAGCAAGAAGAAAGCAATTGTGTAGAGCATCGTTCGTTTCATCGGTTGTCTCCTATCGGTTCATTCGCCTATATCCCTGTCACCGTCCCGTCGCGGGACTTGACAATCCATTGCCACGCCGGACGCGGAGATTGCATAAGCGTTACTGTTGCACCGGCATTCAATACTAGCTCAGTATATGTCGTTCCCGCAAGCCAGAATGTCGTCATCTTTGGAATCGAAGCCTCAACCCTGCAAGTCTGGTTCGAGGCATTAACTAACGTGAACTCAGAACAAATCGTACCGGTTGTTTCGTGGTTGCGCGACCAGAGGGTCGCCATATCAGGCATCACGAAATCCACAGCGCTCGTTCCGGTTGTCAGCAACGTCTGGGATCGCCGCTCGACCGAGGCGCGAATTGAATAGGATGTATCGGACACAAATTGAGAGCGTGTGGAAAGCCGAGACATGCTCCACTCTCCAACTGCCGAACCCGTGGTCACGACCGGAGCTCCAGTCGTCGGGCGGCCCAAGAACGTAAATCTATCACTGGCAGTCCATAACGCAACTCTCCAGTTACCGCTATAGGGCCAATACGTCCCTGCCGAAACGCCCTCAAGTCCAGTCATATTCCGGCCAATCCAATCTCCATCGCCCGTCAGGTAAGCATTCGATTTGGCATAGATCAGGTGATCGCTCGACGTGAAGCCAGTCGTGCCCGAAACGTCGAGAGCGCGATCAACCTTCCCTGTCGTTCCGCTCGTTAGAATGACCAGGCCGCGCACTGCCTTGGTCGCAGCGCCCGCCGTTATGGTTGTTCCCCAGCCATCGGTCGTGCCGAGGCCATTTACCTGCAGCCCGCCGCCAATCATGGTATATCTCCCTGGCGTGTTGTTCCACCCAAAGCGAGCGCCCGTTGGCGACCCGCCTTCGTAGAAATAGATAGATTGATCAGCGTCGGGGCCGCTCTTATTCAGATACATCGCAGTCGCCGCTGTCGAGGTTTCACCGCTGGCGTTAACGGTGAACTTATCGCCATTGCCAACACTGAACAGGCTTTGTGGCGATGTGTCACCAATCCCCACATTCCCCGCGATGGTCAACGTTCCCGTTCCTGTCATATTCCCAAAATTCGTTTGCGCATATCCACGCCAATCATTAGCGGCATTCGTCTTTGCCGTATTGGTGAAACTTGTTTGCAAATCCGGCGAGTACAACGTCTGCGTACGTATATTCGTTGCGGTCAGCGTCGTGACGATAACTTCATCGTGTGTTCCTGCGCCCAGGGCCGTTGTCGGCAATAAACCCGTCAAGGAAATCTTCCACCATCCGGCGATCAATTTCAGATTCGCCGTTGTGCTGGTCGCCACGATTGCGCCGTAGTAGGCATTCGCCGGAAGCGACTGATTCGTGAAAGTGCAAACAACCCACCCGCCGGTTGTCGGCGCTTCCGGTGTCATCGTGAGCGTAGAAACTGTGTACCCTTTCACGTCCTTCGACATGAATTGATACAGGTCAAAACTTGCGCTATTGACGACTTGCCCGCCATAAGTCAGTCGCGCACGAAAACGGCGCTGCTCGCCTACGGCAACGCGCATGGAAAGAAGGGCAGGAACGGATGTTCCGACGTTATCTGTCGGCACATTCCAAACCAAATCGCCGGGCCATTGCGCCGCCGCCATTGACGGCAAACTCATAAGCAGCGCGAGAATCCATAATCCGATCTTTTTCTTGCCCTTCATCGCTCATCACCCATCGCTGAAATTGTGGGATAGCGACCGAACACCTCACGGCACTCAGCCGCTATCCCGATTGGTCCGACCACCGGCCAGCAGTCAGACCATAGCTATCCATTTCCCCCTCTGTCCTCTTACTGCCCGTTGCTGAGCCATGCACCGCGTGGATCGCACAGGCAGGCATTGTACGGATGCCGCACGCGGTATGCGATTGAGTCATCCTCGAAACTTCCCTCGCCTGGCCCAACCGCGCCGCCGCCGACTGTAACCATGTCGGAAGCGCGCATCGTGAGATATGGCGCATTCTGCCCGCGCAAGAACGAATACTCCGCAATCGGAATGTTCTTGCTGAAGATGCCCCACATCGTCTGGCCAATTGTGCCGGTCGTGCAAAGACTGGCCAGCATCGGATCGAAAACGATAGTCAGACCATAAGCCTTGAGCACGTTGAGGTTGCCTCGGTCAGTGATCGCGCCCGCCGTTCCGACAACAGCCCAGCTTTCAGGTTCGAGGATTCTCCGAGCCGTCATCGCAAGAGCTTCACTCGACACGACCAAGAACCCGGGCCTGTTGACAATGTGCCAACCGCCGCTACGATAGGCGGTATCATCGCCGCACATATTGCCGAGCGCAGTGATCAGGTTGGCTTCGCTCAGGGGAAGCGCCGAAACGCCGCCGGTCTGTATCGTTACCGCTCGCCAGCCGGTCGTTGTCGCGAGCAGATTGCTCTGCACATAGTTCTCAGTCATTCGCGCGCCTGTCGCCAATCGTTTAGGCAAACGATCAATCAGGCCGAGGTCGTCAGCCAGCGAAACCTCCCATGAGATACGGTACATCGCCCCCCATTTCAGCAGGTGGTAGTGGTAGGGCGTTTCAGCCACGGCGGGATGCTCAAGATACTTGCCATATTCCGCCACGACCTGGAGCGGTGCAAGGTCGCCCGCGTAGTCGAGCGAATAGACTTCGCGCTTCAAGTCAGTGATTCCACCGGCGCGGTTGCGAAAGATGTTGTTGTATGGCGGCATCTCCAAAGTCTCGTAGGCCGCGAGCATCTGGCGGTCCAAAATCGTAGCCATGAGGATGGGGAAGTCACTGTGCGACATTGCCTCGTGCACTTCGTATTCATGTTTGTGGCGCGGGAGCTGCGCTTTGTTTTCCCACAGCTCCATCATTCGGCGAGTAGTGTCGTCAGAATACCGATTGCGCGGAACCACGATTTCTTTCTGCCAGTCGCCGCCGCTTTCCATCAGTTCGAGCATTTCAGATAGTGCCATGATAGTTTCACCCCTTTCGTCACTTGATGAGTGCAAAAACATCAACTGTTACGTTGGCTGCTGTGCTGCTGGTCGCGTCGAGTCGGAGATCGGCAAGGCCGGTTTCGGGATTCGCCATGATTTGGCCGCCGGTGATTGTGCTACTGCCCTTGCGGACTTGACCCCAGACGTAACCGGTCGTTGGCGTTAGGTCGCTCACAGTAACATTTGCGGTAGTCCCTGCCGTGCCAACCATCGTTGTGGACGTAACGCGGACGCCCTTGAGCAATGAGCCGCCGCCTAACGTGATCGGGCCGAGAGTGGACGTACCCGTGACTTGGAATGTGCCGCCGACACCAAGATCGCCTGTCACGCTAGCATCGTCGCCTACGACCAAATCGTCACCTACTCCAACATCATCTCCCGCCGTCACGTCACCGCCAGCGATCAGATTAGCAACCGCACTTGACGCGCCGTCTTTCAAAAGCACCGGCCGCACGACAGCCGTGTTGCTCGTGGCGATTGCGCTAAGCAAAATACCGAACGGGAATCCTGTCGTTCCAGGCGTATCGCTCAAGGCTGCCGCTGTCGGGCTGATGTACACAACATCGCCAAGAGCCATAGGCACGTTCACGGTATTGGTGATCGAGAGATTCCAAATCCCGTAGCGACCGATAGCGATGTAGTCACCTGCCGTCGCCGCATCGGTCAGAGCCACGCCGCTGACTCCCTCGTTCGCCAGAAGCACGGGATCGCCTTTGTTGACGAGATTGTCGGCATGAACAGGATGGATCAGAGAACTCTCGATCAACGTGACAACTGATCCGCTCTCAGAAACCTGCGTTCCTGCCGTTAGGCCAGGTGTGTAGGGATTCACTTGATATACAACTGCGGCGATGGCCAGGATTGCAAAGACCATCGCTCCAAGCAGTTTCCATCGGTTCATCATCCTCTCTCCTTTCAGCGTGGGCTGACAAACACGTCAGCCTTTTTTTCTGCGAGTTCTTTTGAATCTCCTTGATCCCGATAGTGCTGAATCATGCTTTCACGCAGCGCCGTTTTTTCCTCACCCGTACCACGTGGCGAACTCTTGCCAAGACCCGTTACGGCCCTTGGTTGCGGTTTAGCCGCTTCCGCTTCCTTAGCCGCAACAGCTCTGACCGATTCGCAGAATTCTATCATTCCGCGCACCTTGTCAGGGTTTGCGATGTCCTCGCCAAGCCGCTCTCGCAAAAGTTGGCGCGCCGAATCTGACAGATTAGAAGCCTCGACCAGCAATCGCTCTCCGGCGATTCTGCCCTCTGCAAGCTTCATAGTCCGCTCCGATTCTTCGCGCAGTTTTGCAATCTCAGCCAGCGCCGCATCGCGTTCCTCAACAAGCCGCGCCTTTTCGGTCTTTGCTTGCCTCGATAGCGCCTTCAACGCTTTGCGTTCGACCAGCTCGACGAAATCGGGTCGCGCTTCACGCAAGGCCCATTCATTCAACAAGTCCACATCATGCGCTTCATCAAAAAGCACACAGCCTCCCGCATTGGCCTCAGTAACGAAATCCACACTGCGCGCCTTGACAAGGCGTTCTACGATGTCAACCGCCTTCCCACCAATCATGCCCTTGACGCACTCGCCGAGAGCGCGAATCGAAAGCGCCATTTTGTTCAGCACGCCCGCCGCTTTCATTCCCGCGAGCTTCGTGTGGAAGGCAGGATCGAAAATCGTGGCCTGACCACAGAGCGCACCCGCGCTATCAATAAACAGTTCGGATAGTATTCCAACCCACGTCCGCACATCGCCCTCTGGCCGCGATTGATCTTCCTGCTTGGTCGCATGATTCTCATGCGTTCGTGCCCCCTCAAAAACGCGCGGACCGTCGCGAGCGATGACCTCGGCGGGGTAGTAGCGACGCTCATCAGCAGTTAGTCCAGGTTTAAGAATCCGCACGGTGTAAGTGAACGGGTCTTTATCCTCGGCGGCTTCTGCGAATTCCGCCAGCCATGATTCTATGAAGCGAAAGCTCGCGCCGCCCTCCTTCACTGTTTTGGGCATTTCATCATCTGGTATGTCCAGTGATCGGTAGATAGCGCGCAGCTTCGCTTTGATTTTGCTTACCTCGGCAGCAGGAATCTCATTATAAGCGGTAGCCGCAGCCCGAGCGAGCTGCGCCCGCGTCACCTTGGCTGTGGGCGATTCCCAAATTCGCAACCGCCACGTTGATGGCGCGTCAGGATCAGGGCAGTAGGCATAAGCCTCAGCGGGATAGTCCTCGCCATTTTCTGTCTTCATGGCGGCCTCGGCAAAATCAATCTCGATAAAGCTTTCATTCTCTGCAAAAGCAATATCGGCCATACCCTTGACCGCTGGCACACCCGCTCCGAGAAATGAGACCGCTCGAAGATATGGCCTGGTAGTTTTCTCAAACGCGCCGTAAAGTTCAACGGACCGTTTCTTGTAGCTGCGATTTCTGATCGCCGCCATTAGCGCGTCAGATACGTCACGCACGTCGGCAAACAATGAACCAGCCTGAGCGCGCAGTCCTGCCACCCAGCCGTGTGCAGGGCCAGCCTGTGCATGATCTTGCGTCACAGGCGCTTCATGTATTTGCGGATTGTAGTCGGCGGCCATAGCCTTGAGGTCGGCATCCGTATATTTCCCCTTCGCGCCATAGTCGCCGCTCCTGAACACCTCGACCTGAAACAAGTCTTTCATCTCGCCGAACTTTTGAGCATCACTAGGCATCTCAATTGCCTCCTCACCGGCCGGTTCAAACGTGTGCTTTATGTCATTGTCGGCAAGCCACTTGCGAGCTGCCGATGCAGTCCATTCAGATTTTGGAAACCGTAGCGCTTGCGGCTGCCATGCTTGGCTACCAGCGCCTTTCACATGTCCCCAGACGATTGACACCGACGCAGGGACTTTGACCTTGCCGTAAATCGTGCCGCCGTTGACGCGCCGGAACTTATCGCATTCGTCAGGATTGCGAAGTCGTGCACTATGTTCGTTTGGGTATGGCATCAGTCTTTTGCCTCATATCCAATTCCGCACTGACAACCAGGATGCCCTGGCGTCATCTCATGTCCGCTCTGAAAAGTCTGCTCAATTGGAATTGGTCCTTCGGCCTCATTTGCCAGACAGATTTCTTCGCATGGATTGTGGCTGAGCGGCGAGACGATCCAGCTTTTCATTTCGAGTCCAGTAGCTTTCGCTTCATCGTGTGCCGTCCGGCTGAGCGCCATGTTGGTTTCAGTATTGGCGATCAAACGCGCTCGCCTGACGCTCATATCCTGAAACTCAGCGCGAATATCGCGGGCTATCTCCACAACATCTTTGCGTGCCTCAATCCCCTTGCCTACAATGTCTGCGATCGTGCGGCTCGTCGCCGCGTTCACGTCGCGCACAAGCGTCGCAGAGTACTGTTTCGCCCAGCTTGTAGCTGCTATAATGTCCGAGGCGGGCAGGAGGCGAGCTGTCTTCTCAAGCAACTGCTCAGGTGAGCCGCGCAAGGCCACAGCAGCCGCCACAACGCGCTGGTATCCGACGCGGAGGGCAGAGCGTTTGATCGCCTCTACGCTCAGTGGGCGATATTCAATTCGTTCGTCTCTCTTTGCCTCCGCGAATTCCTTTCGTCGATCAACGCCTATCGTCCAACGCATTGCTGCCTTGATCGCCAATAGAATTGCCAAAAGCCGCGTTTGGACAGCAGGCGCGTCGGCATCAATCAGCCGATTGAGGTCGTCAAGAAAGGCTTTGGGATCGGCGAGCACGTCAGGTGCACTATCAAGCAGTAAACGAAAGTGCTGACGAAAGACAGACTGAATCTGACGTTGCGCTGCCAGACCAATCGGCGAGTTGGTCATGTTTGGCAACGTAACGTGTGCTGCCCGCCGCGCCTCGTCAGTCCATTGCAATGTAGCAACTGTCATCGCGCAACTTTCTCCGCGAGCGTCGCCATGATTGCTTTCAGACTTTCGTTTACAATCGCCCCTGGTTTGACCGCGCCGATTTCATCAACTATCGCCTGTGCGTCTGGCGCGCCGAGAATATCCAACAGCCACTTTTTCAGCTTCGCGGATTCCAGGTATTCAGGCATGAGGTTGAGAAGCGGTACGGTAGCAGCCGCAATCCCCACTGCGTCGGTCGCCACAATTTGCGGCATCCCCACGTCGTATTGCCAGTCCTCTTCCGGCACGTTGGCTACCGCGAGCGCGAAATCAATCACGCGCTCAAACGTGTCGCGCCAAAGGTATTGATACGACTGAAACGTTTTGAGGATCGGCAATTCCATTGCGCTTGCCGTCGCCAATCGGAATGCCTCGCCTGCACCGACATAGAGCGGATTGAGATTTGCCCCACTGGCTTTTCTGCGAAGAAGCATGTTGCCGTCTATCTGCGCCGCTGCTGCGCCTGTCTCAAAATCCATGGCGCTTAGCGTCAAGTCTTGATTCTCAATCCAACGCGCCCCCGGAGCAGGTGGCGGATTCTTTTCTGCGTTTTGCGTGACAAGACCCGATTGCACTTCTGCTTGCCGCTGTTGAATCTGCGCCTTCGTTCCGCGAATCTTCTCCTTCATCGGGAATTGCGCGAGCGCCCGCTGAATTGCCAAACGGGCTTCCATGAACTGGCGATCTGCCTTTGCCCAGTCTGTCACGACAAAGAGCAGGCCGTTGCCCCGCCAGCCAAGAGGCATGAAGGGCACGTGCAGAATGTATCCGTCTTGCGTCACAAAATCTTTCTGGTCATGGTTTTCAGATTCGCCATATTGCGAAAGGTCAGGGTAGAAATAACGCTGTTGATTTTTGTCTCTTGTCGAGAACTCTCGTTTGTAACCCCAGACATTTTCGCTATCTTCGGGGTCGGTCACGCGCTCTGTGATTTCGAGCGGATTAATTGTGCGAATAGTTGTTTGTTCGCCGTCGGGAAAAAATACAATGAACAATTCACCATCCACGAGCAGCCGGTTCGACATTCGTGTTTGCCCCACGTAGCTCATCGCATTGCGATTGCGGTTGGAATACCAAAGATCGTCTAAGATCGCCGCAGTTTCTTTGTTTTCGCTTTTGGCTGAGATGCCAGCCCCGAAACAATAGTTTGTCCAATGTTGCACGAGCTGTCGGCAATCACCATCGCGCACGAAATAGAGGCGTGAACGATTCACGCAAAGCGAGCGTTCGTCATCGCGCAAGTCGAGTGGCGTTTGAGTCAGTGCCGTCCATCCTCGATCTTCGCGGGCGAAATAGTCGGAGGCCGCCTCGTCGAGTCTATCAAGCGAGCGATCTATGCGCAGAGCGTTGCGCTGGCGTTCTGCGAAATCCCAAGCGTGCAGAACCTCGCGAAGTCCTTCATCGCTAACCTGAGAGCGCACCGATCTTTTTTTGGCCTTCACTGGCATCAATCATCCCAATCGCCGATTTTGGTGTTTGTGTCGCGCACAAGGTTTGCATAGACGACGCGCTCGACATACTGCGGCGCGGGTTCGTATCGCGCTAGCATCAGCGCGTCGAATCGGTCAGGTGAACGGCCAAGCCGTTTCTTCGTTTCCGTTTTGAGCTCAAGCGTTTGCTGGCCGCGACTGTTCTGTTTGCCCAGACGCACGGCGGCCAACTCGCCCTCAAGCAATTCGTCTTTCGGCAAACAAGCGGTAGTGCGAATCCACTCTCGCAATGCCCAGGCTGCCTCAGTGCGCCGGTTTGCGAATTGATCGGGATCGGCTGCCTGCTCCGCTACGTTCACGCCCACGACGGGCCAACCCTGTTCATGTAACCGCGAGACGATGCCCGCGCCAATGCCAATGGCGTCTATCTTGACGCGCTCAGGTTGAATCTCAAATTCACGCATAAGGCGAATGACCCACCCACACACTTCCATCGGTTCAAGGCCGTAGTGAACCATCGGCTTGTCGGCTATGTCGCCCGCAATGATTTGGAAAACGGTTGCATCGTCACCTTGATATGCCACGTCCACGCCGAGCGATTTCTCGCCACGCTGACCCTGACGTTGCTGCGCCGCCACGATCCATGAAGGTTGAATCAGACCGTAGGCCGCATCCTCCGGAATGACGCCCATGACGCGAGCTTGCCAAAATGGACTGTCCTCACCGTGCACACGGCGCATCTCCTCGATCCATTGCCTGCCCGCAAGACCTGGTAAGTCCGGCTCTTTGCCCGTCATGGTGGGGAGATCGAACGCCGAAAAACCCACAACGCGATAGCCGCTACCCGGTTTGAGGGCTCGCGCAAATGGCCCTTCATTGGAAAGGGGATTGCCCGCCAACACGATCTTCGAGCCGTCCATTGCGCACAAACCCTGAATCGCTTGCATGGCAGAATCCTGGAGAGCCGACGCCTCGTCAACGATGACGTAGCACGGTTTAGCTGTGTGCATTCCGCCCCATGATTCAGGTTTCTCAGGATTGAGCGCGACGACGCTGCAGGTAGGCGTGAGTGACCAGCCAAGGTCTTTACCCCATTGGCCTGTCGTGGCGTAGTCGCGGCACGGCGCACTATCGCGTATTTGGTGAAGAGCCGACCATAGTTGGAGTTTGAGTGAGGCAGTACGCGGCGAGGTAGTGAATACGCGCCCGTCGCCGTAAACATTCAACCACCAAAAAACTGAGGCCGCTAGCGCAAACGTCTTGCCGCCTTTATTTGACGATCGCACAGCTACACGGTTGCAATCCCGAACCGCCTCAAGAATTTCGCGTTGCTTTGACCAAAACGAAAGGCCGAGGTAGCGCTTGCACCACTTCACGGGGTCTTCGCGGATTTGCTCACCGCGTTGACTGGCGATCTTATCCCAACGGCGAATCACCTTGGGATCAAGGACGGGGATTTCCTGGACGACCGCTTGCATTGCTAGCTCGCAACCTCTGAGGCTTCGTTTGATTCATCGGTCATCGGAAGCTCGAACGCGGGCAACGGTTCGGGCAGCGTATTCTGACCGCTACCGTCACCATTGCCCGACGCGCCACGAATCGCCAGATAGAGAGCGAATGAATTGATCGGACCAAAAGGCAAACCGCCATTCACAGCTTCACACTCACGCCGCGTATGGCTGACTCGCTTGAGCCAAGCGTCGGCAAGTGCGGCGGCGACAAATTGGAAATGCCACTGGCTGCCCTTCGCGGCATGTTCCCAGGCAATGTCGAGCAACCGACGGACCGCGTATTTCGTGGCGATGCCTGTCACTTGTTCCCAACGTTTGCGATTAGTAGGCGTCCGAAACCATGCCTCAACGTCGTCAAGAGTCACGCCGACCATCGGTGCAGCTTCGCGGTAGGTGAAACCGTAAAGCACGAGGATCAGCACAGGGCGAAGCCAGACGGGATCGTTGCGCTGCGGCATGGCCAGCTCAGCCATACGTTTGCGGTCGCCGGGGGTGAGCTGTTTGGAAATGTGGCATGGGAGCAACGTCGTCCGACGTTGCCAACGGCCCTTGGGATTGCCTGTTTTCGGTCGCCCCAAGTTGCGCCTCTGGGAAGGTAATTGCACAACTTGGTGCATTTATGCGGCGAGAGTGTGACAGTTTGTCAAGGGAAATCGTGCGAGACTGTGCAATTATTTAGGTTGGGAGCTGTAGCAGTTCGTCTTTCTGCCACAGCGCTCGTTGACACGCGGGGTTCAGCCAGACCGATTCCGTCCGTGGCTGCGTGCGGCGGGCCGAGTTTTTCCCCTGCAAACCACTTGCCCGCGTTCGGCCAGCAGCCAAACAGCTAGTATGCCAATCGTGACGTTCCCAGCCCGCCGCCTCAAGCGCTTCATAGACGGCGTTCCGGTAGCCACTTAAAACCACCATGCCGTCGTATTGCAAAAATAGCTCGACAAGATCGCGGTGGTCGTCATCGCTCATTTCGTGCTGGTAGCCTCCATCGCGTCGCGTGCTTAGGACATAGGGAGGGTCGCAATAGGCTAGATAGCCCTCGCCGCAATAGCGTTTGAGGCAGTCGCGGAAATCGCAGTTCTCGATTTGCACGCTTTGGAGGCGGGCGTGAACGGCGGGAAGCCCCTCGATTGCCGAAAGCCACGAGCCATTGGTGCTTGCCATTTTGCGGTTTGCGAGCGTCACAGATGAACCCCAGGATTGGGCAAACATTCCGCCAAATGATTGTCGCGCCACAACCCACCATCGCCAGACGCGCTCAAGCCTATCCGTCCGCTCGCCCCACGTGGCTTTGCACTCACGCCACAATTCGCGGCTGTAGGGTAGGGCCTCTACCCGCCGTTTGAACAGTTCAAATGCGGCAGGGTCGGCCAACGTCAGGAAGAATTCATATAGCGCATGGTCAAAGTCGTTGTAAGTCTCAACCCCGCCGCACGGCGATTTGGCCAATAGGACCGATGCCCCGCCACCGAACGGCTCGACGTAGTGGCGATGAGGCGGGAAAAACGACAGGATACGCGCAGTCGTTCCCATATGCCCTTTGCCGCCGAAATACGGGATCGGGTTTCGCAGTCGTTTCATTCGCGCTTCACAAAGACAAATTCAAGTCGCAGCGGTGGTGGCGGTTTAACCGCCGAAACCATTGGGCGAGTACGGCTTGGCGGCTTATTTATGCCCTTGCGCGATGATTTCGGCTGATAGCCGCCGCAATAGCGATCTTTCAGCCCGCTGCCGAAATCAGCCATTGTCTTTTCCATATTCCCTCATCCTTTCCCATCGAATAGCTCCCGCTCGGCGTCGAGTCGCCGCTCGGCCATTCTGACGTACTCAAGGTTCAGCTCGATCCCTAGAAAGTCGCGCCTCAACTTTCGGGCAACAAGAGCAGTCGTCCCGCTGCCCATGAAGGGGTCAAGAACCACGCAAGGCTCTGGGCTTGTGTCGAACTGCGTGACGGCTTTCTTGTCGCCCACGAAATCGGGAGCGGGTTGGCAAGGACAGTTAGCCTGCCAGCCCGATTCAAAATAGACATCATTTCCAGGCAGCTTATCAGCGCGCGCAACCTCGGTTACATCAACCCATCCGATTCCGGCAGAGGCATCATATTTGGCTTCGCATCGCTTGACAAATCGTTTCCATGGCTCTTTGCATATCGGGCAGCATCCCCTGTCGCTTGTCGCCGCCTTGACGATTGGCTCGATCAACTTTCGCGGGAACGCGGCATAGTGGGGCAAGCTCAACGGCTCAGGATTTACAACAAAGGCCAGTGGCTCGTTGTCTTCACACCACAACCCTTGCCAGCTCTGGAAAAACAAGTCACTGTTTCGCCAAGCGCGACCAGCAGGCGGGGCAATCCCATGATGCTTTTTGCCATGTTTCGTTTTGCTATCATCACCCTTATTTCCTCCGAGCCTGGGATACCAAGCCTCGCCAGTGTCTTGCAGGGCCTGCTGGTATTCTCTCGGCGAAACGGAACGCTGGGTATGAATTCGCACCGCTTCCATATCAAAAAAGTACCGCGCCTGCTTGCTAAACATTAGCACATACTCAACTGCCGACGTGGGGCGATCCTTCGTGCTTTCAGGCTTCGGATTGCGCTTGACCCATGGAAGCGTCGAGCGCCAGTACCAGCCGTCAGCCTGCAAAGCCAACGCGAGCCGCCAGGGAATCCCACAGAGGTCTTTGGGTTTCAGTGACTGGACATTCGTCGGTTTACCAAACCGCTCTTTGTGCATTGACGGCTTTCCGAATTCTTTATGCCTGACTCGATATTCAGGGTTGTTTCCAGCTTTGCCGGACCCATTATAGCAATCGCCAATGACTACCCACAATGTCCCGCTCTCGTGCAGCACACGGCGGACCTCACGGAAAACGGCGACCATCCTCTCGATATATTCCTCTGGCGTTTTCTCCAACCCAATCTGCCCTCCAACTTGGTAATCCCGGAGCGCCCAGTAAGGAGGACTCGTCACGCAACAATGCACAAAGCCCTCCGGCTGCCCCCGCATCACCTCAAGCGCGTCTCCGCACACTATCGTGTTTCGCTCTGGTATCATTCCCGAATCCATTGCCGCGCTATCTCGCAGAGCATGATAAAAACCGAATCCTTATCCCGCTCCAATTGGGCAAGCTGTGAATATGGCACAAGGTCTGGGTGTATCTTGGCCACGGGATCGTAGGTTTTGCCATAAGTCCAGCCCATGGCGAGGTATGATTCCATCCATGAACTGTGTGCCTCCCCCGGCAAGAGAAAACGTTTTTCCCCGCATTGCCGTTTGATTATCTCGTAGAATTGATCCTTGAACTCGCATTCGCGCAGATCAAAAGGCGCGGGAATGATCGGAGCGTTAGCAGCGACTGCTGCCAGCCGAGCTGCTTCATAGACAAACCGCGCCCGCCGCTCTAGCAAACTCTTTTGGGTCGCAAGTGGCGCAACTTTCATGTTCTCTGTCATTTTTATCACCTTCGCCCTCGAACAGCAACGCCATCGCCAGCTTCCATGCCCGATCCCACACACCTACTGCCGCCTGGTACGCGAATCCATCCAACTGGAAGTACACGTCCGCACGCCGCTAGCGTTATCGCCAGAGCTGAATTACCGCTTGCGCCGCGTCCGGCCTGACCCCGCCGCCGCAATCTTCGACCATTTCAATCGCGCGCTCATCTCTCTACGTTCAACCCGAAAGCGCCGCCCGTCAACGTCGGTCAGCACGTAGCTAGCGCGATTCTGCGCGACGAGCTCGGCCAAAATCTTTTCCTCAATCGCGGCCATTTCTTTCTTCGCCGCCTCAATCGTCTGCCGTAATTCACCCTTCTTGTTCTGGAATTCGCGGCCCAAACGCTCGATTTTTGGGAGTGCTGGCATGACATTCTGCCCCTCCGAACCTGTTAGCTCCGGCTGTTGCTCTCTCTCTTGCTTCATTTCCTTTCTCCTTTCTATGGTTTGGTTTTGGGGGTGTCGGGGGTAAAACCCCTGACGGTTTTTTGCTCTTGGTTTTCAAAATCGCTTTTTTCACCCCTCCTTTTGCTTTATCGTACTTTCTTTTATAAAGCTTTTGAATTGACCCTGTCCCTTTTGGACAGACCACCCTAGTCGTTTTGGACAGGGTTTCCCTGTCCTTTTTGGACAGTCTGTCCCTTTTGGACAGGGTAGCTTGGCCGGAAGCTTTACAATTTCAGTCTTTCGTGTTCTTGGCCGGCCCGTCCTATCGAGCCAAATGTCCTTCGTAGTGCGTTCGAGCGATACCTTGAGCGTGTTGGTCAATTGATATTGTGGCGGTTTGCCAGGGCTTTCGTGAATGAGCTCAATAAGTCCGGCTTGTCGGAGATGCCAGTTGGCTCGGCGGCCAACCTTGTAGGAGTCGGCGATTCGCAGCGTCGGCGCACTATAGATCACCTCGAAGGGATTAGTCTTTTTCTCCCGCCGGGCTTGCATGAGAGCGAGCCAGTAGTGGCGTGAGAGGGCAAGTACGGCGGCGCTCGTGAGGTTAGGAAACGCGCCAGCAAAGAATAAGTTGTTGGGCATCATCGTTTGAAACATGGTTGCGATCTATTCATCTATCGAGTAGGTCGCAGGTTTGGTTCGTGATCGGGCCGACTATGGAAACGCCGATATTTCATCCGATCGGAGAGAGCGATAGATTTTCTTGCCTCGCGGATTCTCCTGGCAAATTCTCTTGGCCAATGCGCTTGTTCCGATTTATCAAATAGCACGAGCTCTATGTCTTCCAGAAGTTGGAGAACGGGCGAGAGATCGTCGGCAGTTTCGATCAGCGCCTCGATGAGACCGAAAAGGCGAGCGAGGAGATCGGGTTTATACTTTGCCATGATTACTTTTTGGTCGCCTTCCGAATTCGCAGCTTCATTGAGCAGATCAGCGAGGAGTTGAAAACCTTTCGACCAATCACGTCGCAACATGGCGTTCCCCTCTTCCGTGATTTCAATAAAGAAATTTGGCCCGCCGTTACGGGCGCGAACGGCGGGAGAGGCCGCGAGCGCGTGCTGCCGGTGAGGGAGAAGTGAGGTCACGTTGCCCGTCACGCATCGCAGCATAAAAAACTTCGCTACCGCAGCCACATCCTGATCCGAGCCTCGGCCCGCCGGTCAGCGCGAATTTGCTGCGACCGTTTAGCGACATACCTGCCGCCGCGCAAATGCGCACGATGGTCCGCGATTTCTTGCCGCAAGAAAAGCTGTCGCCACCGCAAAAACAGTACGCGCCCAACCGCCCCCTTGGTCAGTTCCGAACGGCAGGGCTTGCGCACTCGACCAGATTGATCGCGCACTTTGATCGTTTGACCGAGGAAACTTAGATTTCCGTTTTCGTCAGTCATAATGGATTTGTTCTATTTCGCGCATTGCTCGGCGTCAAGAAAAATCTGTTGTGTGCGCCGATTTTTTTTGCTTATTTTTGCTCGGTTTGGCTAACACGTGCAAAATCAACAGTCTTGGTGCTCATTTATTTTTGCCGCTTGTGCATTTTTCGCTTGACGAGCGAAGGCGGGCGGATTAGACTCAACCTGTTTTTTGAATGCGCGAAGGGAAGAAAGGAAGAAAAAAAATGAGGAGCGAAACGGGCGGTTGCGACGGGTTCTCGAAGAGCAACCGAAGGCCAAAAATGAATCCGGACCTAGCCAACAAAATTGCGGTCTTTCGCAAACTACGAATAGGGGCGGAATTGATGCTGAACACCGCGCAACATCCGCCTGGGCGTGGGACCGGATGGCAGGTCGGTGAGAAAATAATTCTCATCGCTCATCGCCGCAAAAAATTCCAAGCGCGCAATCTGGCACGCCAGCAAGATCGGCTCTGGCCATACGCCTGGTGTGGCGATTTTGAGCCATACCGTGAGTTGGCCACGAACGAACGCAATGATCTCAACCGCGAGAACCGCCGGATAGGATGTATGCTTGACCTGCTAGCGACGGCATTTTCGCAAACGATAGGCTTCGGACATCGGGGCGCATCAATCGCCCCAGACCACACAGGAGGAGAGCAACAATGAAAAAACGAATTTTGGAGGGTCATAGCGAGCCAGTCAACGGGGTTGCGGTGACACCGGACGGCCAGCGCGCTGTCTCCGCCTCGCGGGACCAGACGCTCATTGTCTGGGACATTGAGGCGGGCCGGGCGCGGCACACGCTGCGCGGCCATAGCGCCTCGGTCTTGGCGGTAGCGGTGACGCCCGACGGCCAGCGCGCCGTCTCCGCCTCAAGCGACAAGACGCTCATTGTCTGGGACATTGAGGCGGGCCGGGCGCGGCACACGCTGCGCGGCCATAGCGCCTCGGTCTTGGCGGTAGCGGTGACGCCCGACGGCCAGCGCGCTGTCTCCGCCTCGCGGGACCATACGCTCATTGTCTGGGAGATCGAGACGGGCGCTGCGCTGCGTACCTTGGAAGGCCATAGCGACTATGTCATTGCGGTTGCGGTAACGCCCGACGGCCAGCGTGCTGTCTCCGCCTCAGCCGACCATACGCTCATTGTCTGGGAGATCGAGACAGGGCAGGCCCTGCGAATCCTGAAAGGCCATAGCGATTGGGTCAGGGCCGTTGCGGTAATGCCCGACGGCCAGCGTGCTGTCTCCGCCTCAGCCGACCATACGCTCATTGTCTGGGAGATCAAGACAGGGCAGGCCCTGCGAATCCTGAAAGGCCATAGCGCCTCGGTCTTGGCGGTTGCGGTGACACCCGACGGCAAGCACGCCCTCTCCGCCTCAAGCGACCGCACGCTCATTGTCTGGGACATCGAGACGGGCCAGGCCCTGCGAACCCTGAAAGGCCATAGTGCCTATGTCTGGGCGGTTGCGCTGACACCCGACGGCAAGCACGCCCTCTCCGCCTCACACGACCATACGCTGA